GTGGTAAGATGATGGGTGGTCTTGGTGCTAGAATGGGCGCTAAGTTAGGAGCAAAATCGGTCGGCAAGGTTGCTGGTGGTGCAATTGCTAAGAGTTTGGGTAAGAAAATCCCACTGGTTGGATTAGGTCTTGGTGCTGTATTTGCTGCTCAGAGAGCAATGCAGGGAGATTTTCTTGGCGCTGGTCTTGAATTAGCATCTGGTGCTGCATCTACTGTTCCTGGCATTGGAACTGCTGGATCTATTGGTATTGATGCTGCTCTAGCTGCTAGAGATATGACAATGATGGCAGATGGAGGTATTGTTGATAGTCCTACAAATGCAATTATTGGTGAGAAGGGTAGAGAAGGTGTTTTTCCATTAGAAGGTTCTAAAGGTAAAAAAACTTTTTTGCAATTTGGAGAAGGAATTTTAGAAGCACAAAAGAAAAATAAAAGAGAATTTGCTAAACTTCAAGCAGAGGGAATGACTCAATATTATGAAAACCAAAATGGATGGGAAAAATGGTGGACAGGATTTAAAGAATTTTTATCAGAACTTCCTTTAATTGGTAAATTTTTTAAAGATAAAGATAATGATAAAACTCCAAATAACCCTCCAAATTCTTCAACTGGAGACACTCCAAAAGCAAAAGTGGGAAATGATTTATTTTCTACAATTTCTGGTGGGGAGGGTGGTATAAATTCTTATAATACTGGAATTGCTGGAAGTCAGGCAGGATATACACCACCAAAACCAATTTCGCAGATGACGGTTGGTGAAATTATGGATGCTCAGTCATCTGGAAGTCTTTTTGCTGTTGGTAAATATCAGATTATCCCAGACACGATGAAAGGATTTGTGAAACAAATGGGAATTGGTAGGGGTGATGTTTTTAATGAAGAAACTCAAGATAAGTTTAGGGAATATACAGTTAATCTTAAGAGACCAGATGTTGGAAAGTTTTTAAAGGGAGTTGAAGGATCGTCTCTAGAAAAAGCACAACTGGCATTAGCGGCAGAATTTGCATCGGTTGGTGTTCCATACGACATGAAAGCTGGATCTTATGGACCAGGAATACCTGCGGTAGATATTAAAAAAGGTGAGAGTTTGTATAAGGATTACAAAGGCGCTGGGAACCAAGCTAGTATTAGTCCAGAAACTATTGCCGAAGCATTGCAAAAAGAAAAAGTGCAATTGAATAAACCACCAGAATCTGATATATCAGATTCTGCAGAATCTGATAGAAGACAAACAGATGCATCACAAGGTATTTCTAGAAACTTTGGTAAAAAATCTGGAGAATCTATCCATTTTGTTCATAATGGTGAAAAATACCATGCAGTAAAAACCACAAATGGATGGGATCTTTACAAAGGAGCAGGTGGAATGTTTGGTGGAACTAGACTTAGTACATCTGAGGGAAAAAATTCTGGAGTTATAGATTCATTCATACAACAAGCAGAAACTGAGAGCATCTCTCCTCTTGGAGATACTTCATCAACTGCAGTAAATGCCAAATCAACAGAAATTGCTATGGCATCATCTGTTGGTGGAGCAGGAACAACAATTATTAATAATATTACTAATATGAATGGTGGTAGTTCTAATGGAGGAAATGCTCCTACAAATGTTCCTTTTGGTATTGCTCTAATAGAGACAGGAACATCTTCATTCAGTAATATGGATTTGAGGACTATAGGATAATGGCACAATTTGGATCTAATACAGACTTTCAACTCAAAGGAGTAAAGATATATCCAGTTGGTGGTGGTAAACCAATTCAAATAAAGCAACTTATAAATTCTTTTAGTTATGTTGAAAGTATTACATCTCCATTTTTATCAGCAACTATGGAAGTTGTTGATAGTGGTGGTTTGCTACAAGGTCTTCCCATTCAAGGTGCAGAACTTGTTGAAATTGAAGTTGTTACAAATATAAATGAATCTCTTACTTATTCTTTAGTTATTTGGAAAGTTGGTAATAGATTTGCTCAAAATCAAAAACAAGCATACACACTTGGATTAGTATCTCTAGAAGCTCTTAATAATGAAATTGCAAGAGTTACTAAAAATCTACAGGGAAATCCTGATAAAATTATTAATAATCTTTTAAAAGAAAATTTATCTACAGATAAAGAATTTTTTAGTGAACCATCTTTATTTGAAGTTAAGATGGCACCTAATAGACAAAGAGTGTTTGATTTAATTTCTAAATTAGCGATAAAAAGTGTTTCTCCACAAGCAAAATACGAACAATCAAAAGATAAAAATATATCAAAAGCGAATAGTTCTCAAAGTATAAAAGGAAGTGCTGGATTCTTTTTCTGGGAAACAATAAGAGGTTATAATTTTTTTGCAGTTGATTCTTTATGTGCAGACGATAATAGTAATTTAAAATCAAAAAATTTAGATCTACCATCATGGGGTCCATATATTGAAAAAGTTGGTAATCAAGATGATGGTGCTGATGATAGATTTGTAATTTATCAATCTGTATTTGGTTCAGAACTTGATTTACTTTCTTCATTAAGAAGAGGTAAGTATTCTTCATTAATCACTTTCTTTAACCACTCAACAGGGCAATATGAAGAATATGTTTATAGAATAAAAGAAACTTATGACAATATGGCACATCTTGGTGGTCAAGAAAGTATAAATTTAATTCCATCAAATCAAATTGAATTATCTGATTATCCATCAAGAATTATTTCAGTTTTGCTAGACCATGAAACTTGGTATAATGATGCAGAACCAGCTTCACCTGAACCTAAAGATGGATCAAAATCACCAACTAAATTTGCAGATTGGCAAAAATATTATTCTGCACAATCTATTGCAAGATATCAATTGTTAAATAATCAACAATGTACTATTGTAATTCCAGGAAATCCAGATATTTGTGCAGGAGATAAAATTGATATTAGATTGCAGAGTAAATTGCCAAATATTTTAGCAAAAGATGAACCATATGATAAAGAATCTAGCGGATTATATTTGATAAAAGAAGTAACACATACGTATGACACTACTGTTGGAACTAATGGAAGATTTACAACAACTCTCAGACTAATGAGAGACTCGTATGGTCTCAAGGATAGAGCATCAAATCATGGCACTAAATAATTGTATACGGAAGTAACTAAAATGGACAGTATAGAAAAACATATTGAAGCAGACAAAGAAGAGCTTCAAAATCCAAATATTTCCCCACAACGTCGTCGTCATATTGAAGGTGAATTGCATGATTTAGAAGAATATGCAGAACATCATAAAAAAGAAATTGAAGCAGGAGATCATCATGATCCTACTCCATTAGAACTTTTTTGTGACGCTAATCCATCAGCATCAGAGTGTAAAGTTTACGATGATTAATTGATATGGATCAGTTATTATCTCAGTTAATACCAACTCAAAGAGTCGGTAATGATGGATTCAATTGGTGGGTAGGGCAAGTTGAAGGAACCGCCTCTGATGAAAAAAATAACAAAGGTGGTTATCGCTATAAAGTTCGTATTGTAGGAGATCATCCAGAAAGCGGACAGATATTGCCCACAAAAGATTTGCCATGGGCAAATGTAATGATGCCTGTAAACGTACCTTTCATGCCAGGAAACGTTGGTGGAGCAAATCCTCAATTGAGAAAAGGTTGTTGGGTAGTAGGTTTTTACTTAGATAGTGATAAACAAAAGCCCATTATTATGGGTTCTATAGGTCAAACTCCAGGAGCAACTACTGTAGTAAATAATGAGAGACCTGAAAATAAAAACTTTACTACTGCAATACCATCTAATGTAAATCCAGCAACTGATGGACAACCAGCTCCTGAGAATCCAAAAGGAAATGAGTCTGATCAAACTAATAAAAGCACTGGTGGATTATCAGATGGTGCAACTAATGAAGATGGTAGTTTAAAAGTTCCTTTGCCTTTTAGAAAAGTAAAAGGGCAAAAAGATGAAAAATGGTGTCAAACAGTAGCAGATAGATGTGATAATCAAGACATTAAATCAAAAACTACTATTCTATTAGGAGAATTTTTAGCAGAAGTTCAAAATAACGGTGGAAATATTGGAACATACTTAGTAAATTCCGTTACTGGAACTATCAATAGTGGCATTAATATTGCGAGAAAATATGTTAACAAATTTATGTTTGTTGTTCGCCACTTTGTAGCGAAAGTTAAAGGATTTGTTATTGAGAAACTTACAAATGCAGTTAAAGATCTTATCAATGCATTAATTTATCCTTCAGAAGAAGGAAATTCATTGACTCCTGTAACAGAGTGGTTTAATAAAATTCTGAAAGATTTAGGATGTCAAATGGCAGATCTTGGTGATCGCCTTGCA